GGTACAAGCCATGACACTACGTGAAGCAAAAAGAATTAATCGTAACAGGACTATTGGTTGGGTTTGCCTTGCCGTTAGTTGGGTATCTTTTGTATTCTTATTGGCAATGATGCCAATGATACATGATACATTATTTTAATAGTATATAGTTAATATAACACTTGATACTTTAGTGAAAGTGTTATATAACATATATACATTACTTCAAACTGAAACGGTCCGACGTTGGACCCTCTAAAAGGAACTTTTATAATGGCATATCGTGGTAAGTTAATCGCTAGTGGTGCTGATGCTAAAACAATTAAAGGCAATGGTGACAAGTATGAAACTGCAATCATGTATATGATGCCTTGGAAATCCTCTGGCATAAATGTATGTCCTAATGCTGAGATAGCAGGTTGCATTGAAGGTTGCCTGTTTACAGCAGGGCGTGGAGCATTTAACACAGTACAGCAATCTCGTGCTAGAAAAACAGAATGGTTTGCAACAGACCGTATTGGTTTCATGCTGGCACTTGTGACAGACTGTGGCAAGTTTGCCAAGTATTGCGCCAAGCAATCTGTCAAGCCTGTCATACGATTGAATGGCACTAGTGACATACGTTGGGAACGTATACCAGTATCTAAAGATGGTATCATACATAATAGCATCTTTGATGCATTTCCTGATATTCAGTTCTACGACTATACGAAAATCGCCAATAGAAAAGGTGTAGATCATATCAAAAACTATCACCTTACGTTCAGCTACAGCGAAGCTGATGTACGCTACAAACCACAGGTTGACATTGCTTTAGCCAAAGGTATGAACATGGCAGTTGTGTGGCGTGACATTGAGTGTATTCCAGATACATTCCTTAACCGTCCAGTTATATCTGGTGATGCAGACGATCTTAGGTTCCTTGATCCTAGCAATGTGATTGTCAGCTTGTATGCCAAAGGACGTGCCAAGAAAGATGAAAGCGGATTCGTACTTGACTAGTCAAAAGGAATATGTCAATGAAACCTAGAATAGGAATAGTTAATCCTGTGGCAAAGGCAATGCTACAGGATCGTAAATCACCACAGGTTGTGTTGCCTAAGAAAGGCAACAAAGCCAAACGTAACCGTAAGAAGGAGTTCAGAGATGCGCTACGAGATGCAGAACTACGTTAAGTTCACTAAACGTAAACGGTCCGACGTTGGACCGTCTAAGAAACATAATGACGATTGGAAACGTGAACGTAAATTAGCACGTAAACAGAAACTACAAGCACGAAAGGTAGCATAGCATGTATGTCATAATAAATGATGAAGGCTTATGGTGGTCTAATGCAGATGGATGGTGCGACAATACTCGCTCTTTATTTACACAAGAAGAAACAGAAACTTTTAATCTGCCCATTGGCGGTGAATGGATAAAATTATGAATACTCAAACCAACACAACTAACCCAACCCCAACTAGCGAAGGAGCTAACACAATGACAAATTCAACAATCACAACTGTACAGACACTTCACCCTGAGTTGTATGCCGATCACACATATCACATGCAAAGAGCCGTGAACTACACATATAACTATGTGGTAATTGATACGGTTTTGTTGGAGAACTATGCCGATATGACTGTCAATGAAATAGCTCAAGCTATGAATGAGTACAAGCACCGTATTACCTACCGTGTTCAAGTGTTGCAAGCACTTGGCCTAATCAAAGCCAAGCGTAACACTGGCAAAATGCAACTGCTTAAAACCAAGCGTATGCTTGAAGCACAGTTGAAAGATGTAAACGCAGAGCTAGATAACCTAGCAGCATAAGGAGCTAACAAAATGCGAGTTGAAGTTTACTACAACTTACACAAAAATGTATTCTCTGTCCGACACAAGGGCAGAGTAATACAACATACAAAGATGGCTGTTATCAAAGATGCAGAGTACATAGTACGTCCTGCTGGCAGAGCCAAGGTGCTACGTGAAGGCAAGAAGAATGTTCATGCCTTTGTAAGAGGTGAGTGGCTAGGTATAACTATGGCTTGGCTACCTTACCATGACAAAGGCAAAAGAGTTACATACAATCCATATAAATACTCTACCTTTGTAGAGGCATTGACCGATGAACCAATACATGCTAGTGATCTAGCTGTACTATGGAAAGAACCAAATGTGAAACCAAAGATAGGAGCATATACACATGAGTAATACAGCAGATGAACAATTAGAAAACGCCATAGATACCTATGTAGATAGTTTTTCATACAAAGGTTTAATTAACTTTATGCAGAAAGAAATATTAGACTATTACACTAATAGTGCAGATGAAGAAGAGAAGCAAATGTTTATAGAAGAAATGGAGCAAACTAATGACTAAAACAATATCAGATTGGCAGAAAGAACGTGACGAAGCTGATCGTGTAAAGAATGAGAATGCTAAGGCATTGTCTGAACAGCAGCGCAAGGCAATAGAACTTGCATGGAATGCCATACAAAGCACTGAGTTTAGTATGCAAGAAATGTTTGATATAACAATAGAAGATTGCAGGTCTATCAGTAAAGCTGAGTGGAAGATGCGGTCTGCCTTCCCTGAGTTGTGTGTACCAAAGTGTACCTGTGATGATTAATAGGTACGAGATACTTGTATCTGTCGATGGTCAGGAGAGTTGTATCACATTAGATGATACCTTTCCTGCCATTGATAGGTGGGATAAGGCAAGTAGCATGGCGGTGCTTATGGCAAAGCACATGTACCCTGACAGTGAAGTAGAGTTTATCTCTTGTGAAGAGTATCTTGCAGAAGAGTATGAGCAATATGATTATATATATGAAGCACCAATGGCGGTGCAGTAAGGAGTTACTATGAGAGCCAAGATCAAACTGACTAAAACCATGCTTAATAAAAGCATTATAGATGCCAACAAAACTGTTACTAAGTTTTTATATGAAGACTTTGGTATGGAATACACTGATCCTTTCTTTGATATTGTAGGTAGTGACCCATTGGTTGCAAGATGCAAGTTTGTTGTTAAAGGTGAATATATTGACGGTGAAGAAGCCAACGTAACCTTTTACCGTAGTAGGCGTGGCGATAAACGTATCAGTATACAGAAGCTAAAGAAGTATGCAGATGCAGGTGACATTGTGTCACTGTACTCTGACAGTGAGAGTGATGGTGACGGTACACGTATCTTTATACAAGTACACAGACCAGTAGAAGAGGACGCAGCTTAATGATAATGACAGCAGCAATAACATGCTTGGCACTCAATGTGTATCACGAGGCACGTAATGAGCCTATGAATGGTATGTATGCCGTAGCCAGTGTAGTCATCAACAGAGTACAAGATGACAGGTGGCCTAACAATGTATGTGCGGTAGTTAAAGATGGCTACCATAAGGACAGTCATAAGTGCCAGTTCAGTTGGTACTGTGACGGTAAGAGTGACAGACCAAAAGAGGACAGGGCATGGGCTATAGCTGTACTGGTAGCTGATGATGTACTTAAAGGTACGTTTGATGACGTATCTCATGGAGCCACACACTACCATGCCAACTACGTGAAACCTATATGGGCTAAGAAGCTGACACGAACTGTGTCTTATGGGTCACACATATTCTATAAGTAGCTTATCGTTACTATAATAGATAGACAAGACTATATAACTAGGGCATAGTTGCCCCATACTTAACATAAGGAGAAATAGTATGCCATTTGATTTTCCACAACACATCGACTTTGACGTAGCCTTTGAACCAACAAAGATGCGTGACAAGAAGTACGTAATCAATGCCAAGACAGGTGAGTACCTTGGTATTGTAGGCAATGGGTTTACCTGTGTCTCACATAAGGACTTCTATACCAACGTAGTTGATACAGTTACAGAAGAACTAGCTACGTATGAGATAGCTGACGCTGACTACAAGTTCAGTACTGCACGTAATGGTGCATGGACTATGCTCGACATTACCTTGCCTAACATGAAAGCTAAGGTGCATACTGACAAGCACGAGACAGAGCTTGCCAACCGTATCATATCTTTGCATGGTGTCGATGGTTCATGTAGCAATCAGGCATTCTTTGGTGAGATAGACTTCTTCTGTACCAATGGTTCTATCGTGGGGTCTTACGATAAGATACGCCGTAAGAATACATCTAACTTTACCTTGGAAAGTTTCATCTACGAACTGAACAAGGCACGAGATAGCTTCTATGAGAGGGCAGCTAAGATGCAAGTGTGGGCAGAAACAGACCTCAAGTATGTCGATGTGTCTAGTTTGCTAGAAGAACTGATTACATCTAAGCGTAAGGCAGAGAAAATGTACGGCTTGTACATGGATGAAGCCGATACTCGTGGTCATAACAAGTGGGCATTGTACTCTGCCTTTACAAACTATGCCACGTATGCTGATGAACGTAATGGGTTCAACCTCAAGAACACAGGCAATGACACACAGGCTATCAGCATGTGGTCACGAGAGCAAGAGGTAACTAAGTGGGTCAGTGATAAGAAGTTCATTGAACTGGCTGCTGCTTAATGAAGAAAGCATTAGAGCTA